TTTTTCTTAGCAGTCTTAGCTGCTTGTTTAAAAGCTTTATCGGTAGGAGCGCCCTTAGTACCAGGCTTTCTCATCTTTTCTTTGGAGCCAGCTTTGATACGTTCTTGCTTGGCATTAATGTTAGCGTACAAGCCCTTCATTTCTTGCTCCGATTAGTTGCAGTCCTAGCACCGCGTTTAGGCATAGCACGAGATTCGCTCATTGCGATGGCAACAGCTTGGTCACGGGATTTAACCTTTTGACCAGAAGAAGACTTTAATTTGCCTTCTTTGTATTCACCCATGACCTTACCAATTTTTTTGGCAGCTTCATCATATTTCATAGAAATCTCCAGAAAGGTTTCTCAATAGTATCATATTAAACAAAAAAAGAGCTACGTATTAGGTAGCTCTAAAAGGCAACGGCAATTAAACAAGCCCCCGAATCAACCTTTTAAGTGGCTTACCCCAAGAATTGTTTGATCCCCATGAGATGGTGGCGGCATCTGAGGCAAATGTCAACACAAAAGCGTCAGCCATGTCGGGAGATTTAAGCCCTCGTTTTCTAATATCGTCTTTGGACTCGATCTTTATCTTGCCGTTGGAGGTAAAGGTGTACCTGACAGTCGCCAACTCTCCGATTAAATCTTCGTTATTAGGGATCTTACAGTCCCTTTTCTCTAGCCAAGCTTTGGCTTTATGCCATAACTCCGCTCTCAGGTTCAAATAAGTCCCACCCATAGCGGGGCTTTCGGACACGTTAATTCCCCTAGCGGGTAACTTTAGCTCCATCAGTCGGTCAACAACACCCGCTCCCAGACCGATAGAGTCAACCAGAATCTCAGCGGGTCTGCTCTTGTGGTCACAAGCTTCGTACTGGGCCACCACCGCACCAGTAAGTTGCATCAGGTCTAGGTTCCTCCACCGCTCTAGGGTGTGGACTACATTAGATTGACGCTTACACAGAACTGACGAGTCGGATCCAAACCTAGCTACGTCTAGTCCCCAGATAATGGGAGCGTCTTCATAGGCTCTGGTATCTCGGTGTTTGGCAGACTCAAGAAGCTCCATTGGGATGATTGTGTCATCATCACTTCTAGGGAATTCACCAAGTACCCTGATCCGATAGGCATTAGATTCCTCGCCATAGCGGGATTTCATGTCGTCAATGTATTCTTGACTGACACGGGCAGAGTCTTCACAAGAGACTCTCTTTGTCCACCACTCGTCTTTCAGTCTGTTGTGTGTCTCAAAAAAGAAACCAGAACTTCTTACAGGGTTGCCCAATAGTATCGTTAAAGCGTTGTGCCCAGACATAGAGCCAGCAGCGGCCTCAAACACTGCCTCTGGAACACCAGAAGCCTCATCCGCTACCAACATGACGTTCTCAGAGTGGACACCTTGTAGGGCTTCGGGTTGTTCAGCTCTACTTGTCCTTGCAGAGATAAAAGCCTCAGTAGAACTGGCCTTTAGCTCAATCCTTTCTTGTTTAACATCTAACAGGTCTTGGATAGTAGGGGGTAGTTCTTTGACCCACCTCTTCAGTTCGGCAAACAAAGCATCATAAAGTTGGGCAGAAGTAGGGGCAGTGACGACTACTTTGACGGGATATCTGGTCAATAAGAACCACAACATAGCCCAAGAAGCGGTAGTTGACTTACCCACCCCGTGACCAGAACGAATAGATATCTTCCGCTCACCAGAGGCAACAGCGTTTAAGAAGTCTTTCTGCCATTCATCAGGCTCTACTCCAAGAACCTCTTTAACGAACAGAACAGGGTCAGTCCTGTAAAGACGTATGAAATCAATAAATGGGTTATTCATTGTTTTCCAATGTTACTACTTCAGCCTTACCCATGTGCTTTAGAGCTTGGAGGTGTAGATCACCCAAACTAATATTAACTTGAGTTTTAGCAGTGTCCCCATAGTTCTCAGGATCCAACTTAGAGGCCATCCACTTACGGGTATCGACCTGGAGTCTAGCTTTGTTCACACCACTGTTGGATGTCTCATCTGCCTCATCCGCAATCTCTAGAGCCTCTTCTGCCAGTTTCTCAGCCTTTAGCTTACGAGCCTTCAGGACCGCATCCCTACGCTCATCAGTATGGTTAATCCAGAAAGAAAGCATCGGTCTAGAACACTCAATGAACTCAGCCAAGCGTCCTATGGTCATTCCTTGGCTAATGTGAGCAGTAACAAACTCTATCCCCCCAAGACTCTCTATCTTCTTCTCCAACGCTCTCCTCATAGGAAACCCTGCCATATCTTCTCCTTGATTTAATGTCTACAAATTCTAAACTATAAAAATTTTTTTGGATGGTTCTTTTGTTGTTGGGGGGAGGGGTAGGGGGGTCTTAACTGAAAAGGGTGTATCGATATGTGATTGTGTAGATCCATGTGTGTTTATGTACCCCGCCACAGCGCCCCCTCCTTTTATCGATAGGGGGGGGTAAACCCTTACTGATAAACCCCACCCTTACGTAGAAACCCTTAAGGGTAAGTACCTAGGTAGAAACCCTATGAGGGTAAACCCTACTGTCTATCCAGACAGTTCTTCTAAATGAGAATGATTCGTATTTGCATTTGTCTCATGAGCGCATAGGGTTAGCGTTTGCCAGTGTCTAAAAAGTTTCTCAATAGGTTTTCTTATTAGGTCTATCAATGATCTATCCCTTGTCTCTATCCCTTATGTATCCTCTTATATCCCCTTGTCTATTCCTTACATGAAGAGAAGCACGTGGAATGGGTTTAGCCTTTCTTTTCTTTTCCAATTGTGGCTACAAAATCAAACTGTAAACCTATGTTCTAAGGGTTTCTACTGTTAGGGTTTTGGAGGGGTCAATAGAATCAACAACTTACGAGAGTTGGCACGATTCTATTATGCTATATAGGTGAGAGGGTAGATTTTTGGCCCCCTCATTCATCAACTTAAATAGGTGTTAACACAATGACAAAATCAACTTATCAGGCAATTCGTAGATCTATCCGCGATAACGGCCTACTTTATACCGCGCACCATGCCCAATGCACGGGCAACACATCAACACTGGCAATTTGCGACTTTGTAGCGAACACAATGCGACTGACTGACTGGTTGGCTATGCGTCAATCGTTTGCGCGTTCTGAGAGGGCATCAATTGCCTTCAAATTGACTACATCAACACACGGAAAGGTCTAAACCATGAAAACCATAATTTATCAGGCAATTTTTGCCGCTTTGTTGTTTTGTGCTGCGCTTGCCTTAATGCTTGCGTATTTTGACGTTCTAGTTAAGTAAGGGGATCAACATGGGCTATACATCATTTTTAGATAATGCAAGCTTAAAAGCTTCCGATATCCTTACCCGTGAATTGACGGGTTCAAACGATAGCGGGGCATCATGGGAATTTATTGATAAAGCCACTAAGGGCAATGTTTTTTATGCGGTTTGTAAATTTACCGCACCAGGCAATGATCCCGTTTTTTATGGCGTTATTGTTCAATTCTCCCGTTCTAAGGGTGAATTCGGATATAAGGAATTGACCGAAAATTGTGGGCCTTATTCCGCGAATGCTCCCGTTCGCATGATAGATCTACTGGACAAATTGGCCCCAATTGATCCGCTAGACGCTAGACAATCTGCACAATGGGCGCTTACATGGCGTAATAAATGCCGCGAGAATGCAAAGCGCAAACCCAAAACCAAAGTAAAAAAGGGAGATATCGTTAAATTTTCACCCCATGGGAGAGAATTCGAGCTTATCTCTCCCGCTGGCCCTAGGCGGGGTTGGCACGTGAAGGTTTTGGGCGCATTCGGATCTACCTATAGGGCAAGCGCTTATCAAGTGAACCGCTGCACAATTATTGATCCCTTGGAATTAATAGGGGCCGTCAATGCTTAAAAAAATGCGTTCAAAATTCCGTTCTAGGTGTTCACAATCCCATGCTGTAATAAATGTCGGGGATTGGATCCTATACGATACCGCTACAAAACGGGCGGTTCTTGAACCCGATAGCGATACCATAACTTTTTTTGGTGAAAACGGCCCGTCAACGTTCTATCGGAACAAAAAAGGGCGCTGCATCGATGCCCCTTGTTGCGGGTGTTGCACAATTTAATCTCTCTTTTCTTTTTTTAATAGGTGTAAATATGAAAATCATTCCCATTGTCCCAATGACAAAAACCCAGGCCGCTATCGTTTGCGGATCCCTTACGTCAACGACAAAAATGCCATGTAAATCTTACAGTTTGCCGACCGAAGCTTGTCAAACGGGTTTCAAAATGTCAAAAATGAAGGGTTCAATTTGTTCCTCATGTTATGCCGACAAGGGCTTTTATAAGGTTTACGAAAACAACATTAAACCCGCTCAATTTTCCCGTCTAGATAGTATCAACGGGGAATTTTGGGTTTCTGGCATGGTGTCGCATATTGGAAAAGATCCTTTTTTCCGCTGGCACGATAGCGGAGACCTTCAAGGGCTTAGTCACTTAGAAAAAATTGCAGCGGTTTGCCTTGAAACACCCAGCACAATCCATTGGTTACCGACAAGGGAATACGGGACAATTAAGGAATTTATTGAAAAGCATGGGAAAAATGCCATTCCCAAAAATTTGATTGTGCGATTGTCGGCAATGTATCCCGACAAGCCCGTCATTATTCCCTCAAGCTTACAAAACGTGCCAGGCATAACAGCATCAAACGTGCATACAAAAACCCCAATGGGGACACCATGCAAAGCACCAGAACAGAACGGGGCTTGTCTAGATTGTCGGGAATGCTGGACCGATAGCGTTATCTCATACAAATTACATTAAAAAGGCCAAAAAATGATCACTAGAAAACCAAAAGACAAAAGACACCTAAAAATCATAAATCAATTTATGGTTTATGACGGGATCAATGACATAAATACAGTATTCGGGGCAATTATTGCCCTTAAAGCTTATTTAAATTCACCAGAATTCAATAAATATCATGCTGAATTAGCTATCGATTGTTTAAGAAATACATTGTGTGAAGGCACGATAAAAATTGAGGAATGGCTTGAAATTGAGGATCCGTTACATGATAAAACCTAAAATTTACAATGTGCCAGGGTTTCAATTTGCATACATTCGAACCCCAAAAGATATGTACGGGACAATGTACCCGTTCGAACCCCATTGGTGGATCCAATACTTAGGGGACGGGCAAACCGCTAGGTTTGAGACTAAATCCGAATGCCTGGCATGGATTAAGGAATGGGAAATAATAGGGGCCGAAGCATGAAAACGGGAAATATTGGGGTAATTACTTCCGAAGATCAAACCCTTATGCAAATTGATTGTGTTATCGCTGGAATGATTTTTTGCCATGCTTTGCACAATCCCAAAATGCAAAAATGCTGTTATATCGAGGAATTCTGGGTTTTAATCGATAGCATTTAAAGCATTCCTAAAAATTCCCGCTGCAATATGCGGGTTTTTTTGAAAGTGTTTTTGAAGTGAGCGCTCACATTATTAGGATCAATTTAAACCGCCTAGAATCGGTTTTTGTGGTTTCAAGCATAGTTGGTATACCCTAGGCAAAAAAAGCGCTTAAAACTGGTTTTAATGGCCTTATAGGTGTATTCTGTAATTGTGTCTCATGCGCTGTTTTAACTTCTAGCGAAGTGAGTGCCAACTTACATGATTTTGCAAAGTAAGTGCTAACTTACAAAAAACTAAGGGTTTACCCTAATCGAGCGGGTTTTTTGAGAAAAGTGGCATTTACTTTTTAGAAACCCGTTTTAACCAATTTTTTAAAGTTCAAATTTTTTGAAAGTTTTGACTTTTTCAAAATTCGGAATTTTCCTGACGGGCTGACAAAAGTCTTTGTATTGTTGTATTCAGGGCATCAATTTCATCCATCTTCTTAATTGCCCACATTCTTTTTTGTCCATGCCATCCAAGTATGGAGTTGGTATGGCAGTCTGGACAAAGGGCTATGCAGGTGTACTGAAGACCTTGCTTAACATGGTGTGCCTCTGATGGTCCTGATGCGTCACATACTGAACATGGAAGAGATTTTACCAAGGCCAGGTGTAATCTTTCCTTTGCGTTCAGTTTGTTGTTCATTGGGTTGACCTGACTTCCATTCTGGCTGAGTACTGGTTGGTTCTCCACACCTCCACCCTTGCTTGGGCAGCGGTCATCAACCAACGATATTTCTCTTCTTTTTCCACGGCAGCTCTGATGCCTTCTAGGATTTCTATGTACTCTTCGTGGGCATAGGCAAAGGTTTCTTGTTTTCCAAGAACTTCAGTCCCTGCCTGGCTCATCAGTTGAGCCTTCTTTGACTTGCGGAACTCCTCCAAGTACAGGCGATCCGCTTTCGCTTTTGCGTACAAGGGTGCGGTATCGATCAAATACTGAATTGCT